GAAGACCTGTGGCTCATCCGGTATGTTATCATCGCGGTAAGTGAGGTCAAAAAGTAGAATCTACAATCATATCCGTTCGATATAATTAAAGTAGAAGCTTCTTATGGTACTCACTAGCACGTTATAGTCTTTTACAACTTTCACCTGTGCCTGACTAAAGATGAAAGAGGTGCAATGCTCGGTTTAACGTCATAATGTGTAGCTGAGCTGGACAATTACTACACATACCCCATAACGAGGCAGTTATACTTATATCATAGGTTTATAGATGATTTTGTGTGATAAAGCGTTCTTATTATTTTGTTTTGCTTTACCTTTTTGTTTTTTGTTTTTGTTTTTAAATTGATTTTTATATTGTTATTACTCATCAACCTCAACATTCATCCAAATTATTGATTTCAACATCATAAGTGAGGGTTTCTGTGACTCTTGTCAATTCAGGGGCTATTTCTTCATAACAGGGCTCTAACCAATTAGTTAAGTCTGAGTGATGTTTAATTTTTAGCTTGTATTACCAGTTAAAATCCAATTCATTTCTCATTCCTCTTGTTATTTTTTGATCTTTCGCATATTCAAACCTCTGTCTGAGGCATTACATATATTCTGGTAAAGATTCTAGTGTTATGTGCTACATTCTATTAAATTACTTTTAAGTCAAAGGATTTTTATCATCAATGAATGTAGCTTGAACATTAATTCTCTCAGGTAATCTTATAAAGTCTACAATCTCATAATTCTTGCATACTTTCATGGATAAAAACTCATGTCCTGATATGTCTCTAGTGATTTTCAATTCAGTTATGGTTTGTCCTAATCCTGACAACCCTGATGCATTCTTGTCCCCAATATATTCTGCTACTTTTTCCTCCATAAACTTGATGAACTCTGCGTCAGTTTTAAATTATCCTTTTCTAATAAATATGTCATGTAATCCATCATCTCCATTCTGGTCTATATATATGTATATATCGTGTGTTTTTTATAATATCCACTCTAAGAATTTCACGTATGATATACATCTAAGAGTATTTCCTGCTGTAGTTACAAAAGGGTGTCCTGATGCCACCTTACCTAAAATTATAGCGGAGAGTAATTTTAGGTTATTCCTCTCTCCTTTATCTTGAAAATCTTTTTTATTAGGGTATTAAGCTTTTAATTTATATTTAATTGTCCTTAATCTATTCAATACTTCTCGTTAGTGTTCAGGAGGTATCTCAGTTTTTTCCATAGCATACTTACCTAGGGCATCTATTATTCTCAAATCCATCAACTGCATTAAGACCTCATGTTAATGAGCATCATGAGATGACCCGTCCATTGACATCGTGAAATGGTCCCATTGATCAGCTGGATGTCTTAACCTGAGTTTCTCCAATTTTCTTGTTTTACGGAGAGATAACTCTTCTACCGATAGCCCACTTGCTATTCCGTAAGTCCAATGCCAAGGTTCATCCCAGTCTGATGCTTTCTTAAGTGGTCCGAATAGACATCCTTATAAATAGGCAGTAATACAACATGTCCAAGGATCTGGGTTAAAGATCATCCTCATTCTATTCCCGTCTTCTTAACCTCCCCTCTAATGTTCATCCACTTTTGTTAATAGGGTAAAAGAAACAGGGGTCGTGTACATACTATCCATAGTCATGAATGCTCTCACATATTTTCTACGTTTCTTAGGTACAACATTTTTGATAAATTCCTCAATAGATACAGGTTTGCTCTCTTGAATTTTTCTTATCATCACTTCCAACTAACGAGGTAGCTATTCTTCCAGAAATTCCGAATATAATCTTAAAACTCTAGGATCGCATTTTTTGAATGTATTTAATCTAAATAATATTGAGAACAAGGAATTAAAATCACAGTGTGCGAATTAACAGAATTTTTCGTTGCTGTCTATATTTCTGGAAACAGTATTCTCACAAGTACATTTTGGACCTCGATGAAGTACGAACTTAATTTTTTCATCTAATAAAAATTGTGGGTTTTATTTTACTTTGGGATTTTTCCGGGTATTAAAATGCTATGCTCTGTCTATTTCAGGTAAATACATTCCTCTTCCTATCTTCTTTTTTAATTCCGTTGGTTGATTTATTATTTTCTTGAATTCTTTGGAATTTCTTCTAATTCTGTCTTTTAGGTCCTAGATGATTGGAGCATCATCATCTAGCGTCAGTCCAGTTTATTTTTCTTCTTAGTTAACATTATTTATTTCTTCTTATATAACGAATTCTTCTTCAACGTGCTCATGTTATCCTCTTTTTCTTCTCTGAGCTCTACCTATTTTCTTCTTTTTTGGATA